CCACCTTGTCGTACTGCTTCATGTTGATGTGCGAGGTTACGAAGGTGCTGGTGTCCGTGGTTGTTGCCCTGAGAGGGACAATATGTATATTCTGGGCCAGATTAGATTTTCCCATTATTTATTACCTCCTGAATTTGATCAATGTGGGATCGTCCCACTTTAAGTCCTGGTACCGGACAGAACCACGAAGGGGCTCTGGTAAGAGGTCGCGCCCTTGTAAGGGGTCAGGTAATTCGACCACAGGGGCTGCCCGTCGCAGCGATAGACGAACCTGAAAGCGGTCTGGTCGGTCTGGAAGTTGACGTGGATGCTCGAGGCGCTCTGCATGGAGCCCTTATCGATCATTACGTACTGGGAAAGATCGGCCAGGATGATGTCACCGGCGGTGCCCAGCGAAGCGCACTGCTCGCAAGGTATTACCGGGCGGCCGAAGAGCGTCCCATAAGGTACGCCGGACAGCCCGCCAGCAGGCATATAGACTGAGATGCCGCCAGAGCCGACAGCCAGGCCCATGGTGTAGAGCTGGGACTCGATGTTCTGGTTGATCAGCCAGACATAGTTGGAAGAGTTGGGGCCGAAGCGTGAAGCCCACATCTTGATCACGTTTTCAGCAACGATAGTTGAGGCGCCCTGGCCGGTTTCTGCCGTGACAGTCACCAGACACGGAGCGTTCAAGATGCCGAGAGGTTTGCCGGCGCCGTCGCCGTTGATAACGGCGTCCGCCAGTTTGAAATCGAACTCAGCGGCAAATGCCCTCTGAATCCATGCTTCAAGAGCCGAGGCGTCCTGCAGTAGTTCGTCGGTCGCGGTGCAGTAGCCAATCAGCTTCTTGAGCTCAAGACTGACCTGGGCGAAGGAAGGATTAGACTCTGTTTTGGAGCCGCCCTCATTCATCCAGTAGGCCCGGATGCCGCCAAAGCGGGAGCCGTCCGCCCGGTTGGAGTCGGCCACTGCCGGGATTTTAATGGCGTTAGAGTTGGCCGAAATAGGAATCCGGAAAACCCGATTTACGATGTCCGAGTTAAGGAAGGTCTTTTCGAGTAGTTGCGTTGCGAAGTCGGTCTGTACCAGAAATCCACCATCCGCCGGCACGCCTTCAGAGTTGCCGACGACGGCCTTTAACCTGGCGTCGGGCTGGCCGGACTTGGCGCGCATGACAGCGTGGAGCTGCTCGCCCAGAGATTTGAAGCCATCGGTCGTCTCCGGGGGGTCTCCACCGGGCACGAAGCGTTTGACGATTTCTTTGTCCTGTTTAGCCTTAAACTCCTCTACCGCTTTGGTGGCGGCCTCGGCAGTCATTTCGGCTATCCTTTCATCTGTTAATTCCATTGATTTACCTCCTGATTTGATTTACTACGTGTGAAACGGTTTGATCGATGATTACCTTGATACGGTCGTCATTCGATTTGGTGGGCGGTGGTTCAACGATGATTCTCGGCCACAGCGCACCTTTTATATCTTCAGGGATGTCGGTCCCTGTAATCCGCATGATTTCCCTCACCAGTTCCCACGCCTGCGCACGGGTCTCTTCACTCATCCCGTTGCCGTTGACCAGCGATCTAACGAAGTCGATCTCGTCGGCTATTTCCTGCTGGCTGTATTCCTTTTTAATAGGATGATCAGGAACCTTCTCACCAGCCAGGTCAACAACCGGCGCACCGGAAAGGTCAGTGATAATATCCTCCACCACCTGATTGATGGTCGGGTCTTTTGACTTGCCGCGCAGTCCCTGGATGGCGTCACGGTTTGACGGGACCACCACATGGGAGATTTCCAGTAGTTCCTGCTCGGTGTATGTGCGGGCCGGGGTCTTTTCGCCGTCCCCGTCTGTCCAGGCTTTGGGGATAAAACCTACTGAATAGGCGGCCATGCCCTTTGATGCGAGCTTGAACGCCCAGTCAGCTTCCTCGTTTCCTTCATTTATATAGTAGCGCGGGCTCGCAAACAACCCGTCCTCAGACACCTTGACCTTGCTAAACTCCCCGATCTGCTTGCGCAGGTCTCCATAGTTATGACTTGAAAGCAGCACCGGGCGCTTGCGGAAGGCCGGCAGTGACTTGCGCCACCCCAGGGGGTCGATACTTTCCCCGTCTCTATCAGTTGAGGCGGTTGACATAGGGATAAGCATATCTATCTCGCCAGTGGCCTCATTAACGGCCTTTACCTCCGGGCGGAAGGTTTTAAAAATTGTTTCAGCCATAAATTACCTCCTATACTACCGGGATCCAACAGCACCGGCAGTCTGGATGAATCGGGATTACCCCCGTTGTATCGTCAAGTTCAAATATCTCACCGTTCATTGAATCGCAGTCCTCACACGTTCTATCGTCGAGCGCCGCCAGAAATTCAGCCTGATCGATCTCCGCCTCTTTGTACCCTTCAATAGCACCCTGGGCGCTGGCACTGATAGTTTCAGTCCGGGCAATTAAGATAGACCGCCTCTTATCACAGCTATCGAACACCACCTGGACGCGCTTTGCTAAGTCCGGGATGCCCTCGCCCGCCTCAAATCCCGCGGCCAATGCTTCGCTTAACAGCCTCTCGGTCTCTTCGCCGATGGATTCTGCAGCCCAGCCTATCCTTGTGAGGAGCCAGGCCAAAGCCGACTGATTGAGAGGTGGCTTTTCAGGTGGCGCCGCCTCGGTGTGGACAGGTTTCGGTTTGATTAACTCCCGCCCATTGTCGAGGGTCATTTTCATAAGATCGGTTAAGATAGGCGTGGCCAGCCTTGAATAAGCGACTTTGGCCTCTTCCTTATCTATTAGGTCGCGGGATCCGGCGTGCAGTTTGGCCAGCGCCTCTGATTCCTGGGCGCTAAACATTTCTTTTAATGCAGAGGCCATTCGCTTTTCAAAAGCCTCGGCCCTGGTGACGTATCCCCGCCAGTAAGATTCCTTCTGCTCAGTGCTGAAAGACTTTTTTTTTACACCAAGCGTCATGAACGGGTTAGCCTGCGGAGTCTGCAGCACATCCCCTTCGGGCAGCGGGTCCAGTCCTTGAATTTCGCGAGCCTCGTTAATGGTCATGTAACCTGACTTAATCCCCGATTCTGCCAGGGCCCGCTTCTCTTCCACTGATTCAGGAACCACATCGTCAAAATCAAGATAAAGGTTCTCAGAGTACGGCCACATGGGTAAGAATTGCTCATTGAGTTTGTTCTTTAACCGGTTTAACCTGGGGGTGACTATCCACCGGGCGAAGGTGTAATCCCCGGCTTCCGCGTTGGCCCGGTTGACGTTCTCGGTTATCCCCATCACACTTAAAGGCATGCCGAATATCCCCAGGATGTTGTCGCGGTTTAACAGTCGCAGTTCCTTGAAGTCCATATCTTTAGCTGAGACGGATATCTGCTGGTACTTGGCCGCGCCCTCAACGAGCGCCATCTTATGCGCGTTGGCTGTGCCCCTGTACCTTTCATTCCATTGAAGTTTAAGCCGGTTGTACTGCTCTTCGGAGAGAGTTTCAAATGACAGGATCCCGTCCGGGCGGGCAGAGTTATAGAAAAAGTTACGGTTCCATTTGCCCGCGTACAATTCAGAGTCCAGGTCATAGGCCAGCGCCTGCACAGGGCCGAGCCCTCGGTAAGGATTAGTCGGATTGGGCAGTTTATGATGAATGACCAGTTCTTTGTCCAGGGGTACCTTCTCGCTTCCGACCTGGTAAACATAACCGGCAATAAAATCCTTCTTTGACGGGACCACCGACATCTTATCGGGTGGCACCAGCCAAATCTCCCCGGGCAACCCGCCTTTGTTCTTATTGATCACCCAGAATGATTCACCGGCCAGCCCCATGTAAATCTCATGCAGCTCGAAAAATTCCTGCCGGGTTTGAAAGGGATTAACAAAATCCAACAGGTCCATGATGGGGCTGTTCTCCACCTCAACCAGTTCATCTTTGGTTTCAGTATATAGGCACCAGTCGGCGTCGGCCACGCCCTGGGCGATCTTACTCAGGACAGCAAACAACCAGCCAACCTGCGAGAACGATTGTATGTGCCCACTCATGTCGCGCTCCGGGGGCACCGCCGATGAGTAGTTCCATAAATAGGGAGTGGCCGGCGATTTGGTAACAAATTCTTTCTTTCTAAATATATCTAATATGCCCATTCAATATCCTCGGAAGCGGCGGACCGCCATTTCCTGCCTTTCCTTTATTTCAAGCGGCATCTTCAAGACTTGCCTGCGCCGGGTCTCAGCGTCAACAGCATACTTTAATGACGGCGGGAGCTGGTCTATTTCAGCCTGCGTAACACCCTGCGTTACTTGGGTGTTACTTGGC